ATGACAATGAAAGTATCAGAATTATCTTTTGAGCAGCTTCCCAGTATTCTTGCAATCGCAATGAAAGTAAAAACTACACCTGTAATTGATTGGGAGCTTTGCGGAAAGCTTGTAGAAAAAGAGAAAATTAGTATTGTTCGTTCATACTCCAGATGGAATGCATTCTATGTTGGCCCACGTTCTGATAGTAGAGAAGCCGAACAGGTTGGTGATAATGCGATAGAAGCAGTGGTGAAATGTTTTATTGAGAAGAAGCTTGGAAATGAGATTTAAGTTATGAATGACTGGCCTTACGTCTATATCAAATTCTTACTCAGTATTGCCGAACCGTTCCACGAGTATCCAGGTTGGTCATTGGGCTTTTCAGACAGTTATATGGTTTTGACCGAGGTGCGAAGCTAATGTTCTCTATCCTATACAAAAAATCTAAGCAATGGGCTAAAGAAATAAAAAAGGATGTTATTGTAGTTTGGTTGATCGCAAAAGATAAACGAACACCAATACTTGTTAAGTTTTTAGCTTTAATTATTGCTGCTTATGCTTTATCACCAATTGATTTAATTCCAGATTTTATACCTATCTTGGGGTATTTGGACGATATTATTATTGTGCCATTAGGTCTGTTACTAGTGATGAAACTTACCCCTCAGTACATAAAAGACGATTGTAAAGTGATTGCAGCAGGATTAGCTGAGAAACCAATAAACCTTTGGGCAGCAGGTTTCATCATATTAGTATGGTTATTTTTATTGGCGTATTTGGGGATGTATTTTTATCATTCACTGAGATGAAACTATGTGGTACATCAAAAAGAATGGTTTGTATTTATCAAGTAAAACTATTGTTCATGAAGATGACTATTGGGAACCTTCTGAAATCACGGCTCAAATGACGACAGGTGTGGCATGGGTAGATGATCCTGATTTGGCTGATACGTTTATTGATCGTATGAGAGCAGAAAGTTACTTGGCCATGAAGCGTGGGGAGTTTTGGCGGAATGCAAAGGTTGTAGAGGAGTAAAATTGTTGATATAAAATTTAATCTCAATTTTTATATTAATAGAGTAAAACATGTCATTAGAAAACCCAACAAAATTACAGCTTTCAGAAGTTGCCTTATCAGCATTAGTTAATTCTTTAAAATTGCACGGACATGACTTAGATCAAATTTTCAAAGAATACGAAAACCAAATTTTGGACAACAAAATCTCTGGAGCTAATGCAAATTGGAAATTCCAAAGTACTGATCATTTAAAAAGCTACATTGATGAGGCCAAAAAAAATCCGATTCTTTGAATTTGCTAAAGCCCTCACTTGAGGGCTTTCCCTATCTTAATCCAAGCATCATTTTGCAATGCACATTCATTATGCTTTGCTATTGTGTCCACGCCCCAGATCATCCAATCCTTACCAGTATTTCCCTGAATTTCATTAAGCTGCGGGCATGGCTGCATCAAATTAGCTGGTATTGCGACTTTTGATAAGCGAGTTGATGGACTGCAAGCCGTCATCATCGGAACAAACATTACGATAAACATCACGCTCAACAATTTTATCGACAAACTTTGTGACTGTTTCGACTTTAACTTTGTACTTTGCTTTTTCTGATTCATAATCTGAACTCAGTTGATTGATAGTAGATTGCTGTTTTGCCAATGCTTCTTGATAATCTTTGGCTGCTTTAACTGCCTTGGCTTGATAGTCAGCATGAATGTCGGTTTTTTGCTGATTACATTTGAGTTCTGCGTTATCGAGCTGGGTTTTGTAATGAGTAGCGCGCCACGATTGAACACCTAACCCAATCAATGTCAGTAATAAAAAAACCGCCATTGCAACAATGACGGCTTCATAAAATTTGGCTAAGAATGCTTGCATTAATCAAACTCCTCAATCTCAATCATATCCACTGTTTGACCAGCCAATTCATGGTGGCAGTCAGACAAGAACTGGATCTTTCCATCAGTTAAAAATAGATGACAGCGACTGGCTGGATAATGATCATTCACTAAAAGAGATGGCGTGAAAGTTGGCTTATTTACATCGCCATTGAAGTTCCATGTACTGCCATTTGGATGTGCATTCTTGTTGGTATGAAAAGGATGCAGATACTTGCAGCCAGGACATTTAAAGTAGTAAGCACCATTATCGCTTTTTTCTAAATACGGACTTACTTTTTTCCAAAACTCACCCATTTACTGCGCCCCCATGCATTTTTCATAACGCTCAACTTGTCGAGTCCAAACGCCATAACAATTATTGGACCGAATACTGCAGTCTCGCTTTGCAACATACTTCCACTTCAAAAGTGACTTGCACGCTTGCACGTACTGCCCCGCTTTCAAGTTTCGAAGCATGGAAGATTGATTCCAATTGGCTTGGCCAAAGTTGTAGGTGAAGTCTAGATACACGTCATATTCAACTTGGGACAATTTCACTCCCGGCATAGATTTTCGGAATGCAATTTCATCTTGAGCCACATGCGCTTTTGCCCATTCCAATGCAGTTTTGCGTGTGATCGGTGGATCTGTCATTTTGATCGATTGGCCATTCGGTTTTGTGGTTGAGCCAATACCTTGGGTCACCACCCCGCCACTGTCTTTATATGGCTTGGCTGAATAGCCCTCTTTAACTTCTAAAGACGTAAAAAAAGCAGCCGAAGCTGCTAATCCCATCACCCAATATTTAGTCTTTGACATTGCACTCCCCATTAAGTTTGCGCTTTTCTAGTTCATGTATTTCTTGCTCACGTTGATCTTTACGCTTCTGAAATTGGCGATTCGATAAAAAGTTCATAAAGCTGATAATTAAACCTGCCAGACCAATACCTACACCAATTAAGAACCCCCAGTCCCATGTTGCTGCCCAGGACACAAGTGTTACCCCTATGCCTGTTGCTGTAGTAACTTTTCCTGCAATCGCTGCTGAAGTTTCAGCAACTGCAGTTGTTGTTTCAGACATGTTATTCCCCGAATTTTTGACATAAAAAAAGCCCCGATGTGGGGCCTGCATAGTTTTGGCTCGTATAAAAGATTCAATTACTCAAAAAGACCACTCATATATTCAAATATAAGCTGCTGATCAGTTGCGTTTGGTATTTTATCAACCACCATAGCACCATAGAAATTTCCTACAAATGGATTTGATCCTGAAGGTGAATTTAGCAAGGTTAAAACACTAGCTGGATCATTAAAATCAATAGTATTCGCTTCAAATTCTCTATTACTAATTGATGTCAAATCCTCCTTAATTACAGGGATATTGTTAGTGACAGAAGGGGTTTGAGAAATTACAAAAACAATATTCTTATTTAATGTTGGTGGTGCTGCAGATAAATATTTCGATGTATAAGTTGTTCCAGATGAGAGACTTCTTGAGCATTGAAATAATGTCGTATTTTTAAAAGGAACTGTTGTTCTATAGTCGAAATATATAGCACATGCAACATTCGCGGCAGTTGATGGCTCTCCTGTTGAAGCTATTACTTGAGCTGTTGATGGACCTGTTACTTTTATCGCCAAAACAATGTATTTATTTTTATCCCTCTCGTGTAAAAATCTCCACTTTGTTTTGTTTGTATCATTCAGCTTTAATACTGAATTTGCACTGGTTAGATGGTTACCTGTTTTTGGTGGCTTGGTTGAAGATGTAACCAGCATTGCAGCTTCTTTTCCTGCCTTACTTGGTATCGATAATACATTGCCGCTACCATCAAGTATGGCATCTTTTACTATCCATGCATCACCTACTGATGCATTTGATAATATCCAATTCTTTAACCAATCGACTGTTGTAAACGTTGACTCCGAACTAATCTTTTCATTACTACCTCGAACAGCTCCAATCCTAAAGAAATAGTTTTTATTCTCCTCAATTGTTGAGTCTGAATAACTTGTTTCAGTTATCCCTGTAACAATTGGAGGTGGAAGTCCATTTATAGGCGTAGAAATTTCATATCTATAGTAATTGAAGCTATGAACTAGACCATCGACATGCCAACTTAAATCAACTTTTTTACTCATATTTCATTCACTATCGCAGTTAAGTTATAAGGGGCACTGAAGAAAGTAGAAAGCTCAACAATATGATTGAAATATTGGTACGAGTCATATCCCTCTCTCGTTGTTTTTAAAACAATTTGCACCGATCTCGTGGCTGGCTGCATCGAGGACATTGGCAGTGTATAACTGCTCGACCCTGTTACATTGACGGCATTACTTGCAAGAACCAGATTGGCTTCATCTAACTCAATCAAGGTTAAATAGGTCTGTGTATTTGCCTCTATCGCAACTCCACTCTCAAACCAACCAAGAATTTCACCACCTGTTTGTTGTGATCGATTTCGGTCCACCCATGTCAAAATTAGATCCGTCTCAATTTCTATTGGGAAATATTGACCATTAATTTTCACATTTGCTGGTGGGTATGGTCGTATAGCACGTGAATGTATAGTGACTGTTTGAGTATCAGAGCCAGATAAATCTAAAATGCCACTTGGTGTCGTACTCAATGCTTTTACATCAATGGCTTCTCCCAAGGCATACTCAGTCGAATCTACAGCAACAAAATCATCAGCAAAGAATAAAACACTATTATCAGCATGGATTTTCGGGATTGTATCCAACGCACCGCGCTTTACTGTTAATAACTTAGATGCTGCATCAAAACCTTGAAACACCATAATTTCATTGTTTATAAAGATTTGACTTCCAATTCGAACAGAAGCCAAGTCTCCAACTTTTTTGACAATAAATGATGATGCAAGTCTGTCTATTGATTGATCAAGTTGAGCTGTTTCACAGTACTGAATTACTGCTGAATTTTCATATCCAGTGCCAGCATCTGTATGCATTTGAGCATTCAATGAGTTATTTTGAGAACGTTGTGCTACGACAGCAACATAGCCAGAATATGGATTAAAAGCTAACTCATCATCTACTGTACGTTGCCCATGAGCTTGTACAGCTTCAAAATACGATAACTCAAAAGCTTTAAATAAAATGGGTTGCGGTGGCAATGGTGTCACATCAATCTTGTCATCAATGACCACACTAGATGTTAATTCATCAGAAAATGGTACAACTTCAACAAAATCAATACTGACTGTATTGTCTATCCCATCACCCAGATTAATATTCATAATCCGTACCGGCAGATCAGCAATGCCTTTTCTGGACCAATTCAATTTTACGATGTCATAGCGGTTCCACTTACGTGCCTGATTATGGCCAGTCGTAAAAGAACCTTTCCAACACGGTGTTGTGAATTGTTTGAGCTTCCATTGCGCTACGACTGCAGCATTACGCTGATTCATAAAATATGGAAAATCTGAACTCTCAGCATTGACCCGACCTTGCATATTTTTGATGGATGCATTTTCAGAAATTGAAAATGATGCATTTTTAATATTATTGCGATCGTAATAACTCACATTGAGTTGATTCACAACATCATCTGCATTTTGGACTTCAAATGAGATAGATTTAATCTTACTTTCAGCAAGTGTGTGAATTTCATCTTCTTTAAACCAGTCGTCACGAAACAGTACCATTTCATATAAGCCTGTTTGACGATTGACTCGAATCCCCGCTTCAATGTGCGAACACAATTCATTAATGGCATCAATGCATGATTTTTCAGTAATCGCCCATGAAATTCCCAAACCTTCATCCCAAACTCGATCAGCAGCTTTAACGAAATTAGCAACATTGACATTATGTTCAGGCTTATTCATTGCTGTATCGTCGGTCAGGATCTCACGGATTTTATGGATCGGATTGATGTCACCAGAATTGGCATAAATTGGGGTTTGATGGTTATCTAGATTATTGATCACAAAATCATAATTAAACTTAAAGCGACCATCAAAACCATATTTCCCATGCATATCTAAACCAATATCAGTCGCAGATGAACGACAAATATAGGTCACCCGTCTTGCTTTAAATCCAGAAGTATTTGGATATTCACTACTTACATCTTCTTCTGTATGTTCAAAAATCTCGAGTCCAGGCGGAAAATTGGTATCCATTTCAACTGTGTGATACGTAATCAAATAGCTTACTTTTATAAACTCGAATTGTAAAAATCCAGAGCCTTGCACGCGATTCAAAATAGATTGCTTATAGTTACTCACATCGCCTTGGGCATCGTTTGAACCTGAACCATCACTTAAAGGTAATCCCCTAAATAATTCATCTCTCAAATATCCAATTTCAAGATCAGCAAAATAGTAAGTAAAAGGTTGATATGGCACATCATTATTGATTTCAAAGTTATTTTGATAATCTACAATATTGGTTAAATCTGGAACTTCTGCTTTAGCGTCATACCATTGCAGGCCGTAATCATTCTTAATGTGAATTCGCTTTGGCCAAAGCAACATTTCTTTCATGTAGCCTGAATTGCCTAGATAAAAATCTTCAAATGCAAGATAGGATTGAAACGGATAAGCCAATGGTGGTAAGTCATTTTCAGCAAGATAATCTGTATAAAAAGAGACTGGCATAGGATTGGCTGTGCCATAACGTGCATGGATTTGCCCAGTAACACCGCCCTCATTTTCCCCAAATAAATTTGGTTTATTGATCATTCCAACATCCAGCGGATTACCCTGATCATCAAGTAATGGGATCGCCCATCCACGCTTATCAAAATTAATGCCCAGCAATTTTTCAATCGGATTACCAATAAACAAAAGAAAATTGGCAAAGTATTGATAGCCTGTGACTTGCTTACTGCTCCCGCCCATTTTTTACATACTCCACAACTTGCTGCGCCATTGCATCATTGGTCTGCTCGACAATTTCGAGATCAATTCCATTTTCTAGAAAGTCTTTCCAATCCCAACCTTTGGACAAAAAAAATGCCCGCGATCCGCGAGCACACATCTGGGTTTTGCGTAAATCAGACATATAGATTTTCATTACTTACCTGACTTGGATTTAATTGGCGTAGTTCGCTGCCCCCAAATATGCGTCATGTTGCCATACATGTGCGGACTGCCTGCAATGTCAGAAAATGAAGTGCCTTCATCTGCAATCGTTCCATCCAGTTGATTAGCCTCTTGCTTATTTTTCTTTTGCATTTTGCGCATGGTGTAGTAGCTATATGCTGCCGTAGCCACCATCAACGCAAGCATGGCGTAAATTACCCAAGGTGCAATAACCATTTGACTCTCCTCATTTAATTAATTGCGTATAAATTGGGTTGCTATTCGGAATAAATGGATGCCCAGCAAACCGTAAATTATTGGCAAATTTCTCATGGCAGGTTTTCAAGGATTGATCGCAACCAGGTGCAACACGCACCACATCACCTACTTGCAACCCGACATACTGCCGAAAGAGTTTTGCACCAATTCCAGACCCTGTGGTCAACAGCGTATGCACACCATCTTTGACCAGCAAGCCAAGATACAGATAGCCGTCTGCATAAGTCTTTGTTTCCATCACTGGATCACCATTTTCATATGTCGGATTGCCTTCACCATCCAGAACTGGGTTACCCTCACCATCAAGTACAGGTACTTGTTCAAACACGAGGTCGCCATTCTCATCGACAACTTGAGTCGGGTTCACTGTGAATGTGATATTCAAACCGCTAATCGCAGTAACGGTCACATCAAAGGACCATTGTTCAAAAGAAAGACCACAGAAGCGGTCATAAATTGAATTTGGGCATGTGGCCTGAAACTTCCGCGTTAGAATATTGCGGTTTAAGTAAGACTCCCCAGTCTCACAGACCAAAGTCATCGTATCTGCAGATTCATCAAACTTTGGCTGTGTTACTCGACCTTTATGCAGTACAAGTGTTTCATCATTCAACAGCTCTAAAATGGTGATCGTTACCCCGCCATAGAATATCTTGTTAATGAATACAGCTTTCAGATCATCCCCATCTGCATTAAGCAAATTAATTTGCGGAAAAGTCACTTCGGTATCACATTTATCAATGCTTTCATCTTCAATCACAGTACGCTGTAAGCCGCGAACTGGTAAATATTCAATACTGTTGTGAGTCACAGTTTTACGTGCACTGGTAAAATTCCAAGTCTTATCCCCATGCTTAAGCTGATACAGTTCGACACGTGTTTTCATGAAGATAGCTCCGTTATTGGCACCGTGACTTGTGTGATTCCTGCACCTAAAAACTGAAATTCAACTTGGTCAGCATCAAAGCGATGTAGACCTAAATAACAGACCTTTTGAATATCGCTCACAGGCAGATTCAAAGCGGGTGAAACTGTCAAAGTCGTTGCTGTTCTGGCAGTAATGGCATGCGCTGTCCAAACATCATTGATCTTAATGGCTAAATGCTTTCGATCCGCTTCCAAGAAATACGCTGTATCAGTATTCAGGACGTTATAAACCATGCCTGTGTTTGCAATGTGGATGTGCTTTTCATACAACGGCATCCAAAATGCTTTTAAACGTCCCATGCGTCGAAACAGAAAACGTCGGTATTCATGAAATTCTGACCAGTCTTTCAGTACTGACTTAAAAGGCTTCATGTAACGTGGCTTGGCATGATGGGTAAATTGCTGAAATCCACCAATCGTGCCATCCACAATGCTTTGCTGCTGGGTCAAGGTCATCTCTAAAGAATCACCATCCAAAACCAAAGGATTGAAGTAAATATCATCGCCCAAGTACTGCGTTGGCACATCGCCATCATGTTCTGGTAAATCATCAGCAATCACACGAAAGACCATTGAAGCATTGGACCAGAAGCCACCTGCATTGATTGAGGCATCGCCATCAATAATGCAGATCCGCAAAGGCATCATCACAGCATTGGTTACCGTGATATTTGCTGAAAGTCGAAAGCCGTCTTGATATTCAGTTTCTATAGGCTGAATCACTTCATTGGTTTCAGGATCTCGGATTTCCTCTTGGGTGATGATATAGCGCCCGATCTCGGTAATTTCGACCACCTGGATACCTTCACTACTCTCTATAAAAGCAAAACCGACTTTTAAGTCGGTTTGAGTGGGTGTAGTGTCCAGGATAATGAAATCATCATCGGCAATATCGGGAATGCTTCGTTTCACCTGTCGCAGCGGTATGCCCCAATACTTACGCAAATTTGCATACAGCATATGGAATAGATCACCCATGACTTTCTGCATTTGCACATACTTAAAACTGAGGATCTGACGCGGTGCATCACGTAATGCATTACGCTCTTCACTACCATCAAAGGCTTCATGCACTTCAGTTAAGAACTCAAGCCGTTCTGTGGATTCAAGCAGAGGGCAATTTGTTAATACATGCACCTCACCATATGACGTTTGTATTTTCATTTTGTCCTCAAAAAAAGCATCAGGTTATACACCCAAGGCTGCACGATTACGTTTAAAGAATTTCACAAAGGCTTTGGTTCCATCTGGGTTAAATAGATAATCACTTAAATTCTGACGCTCATCCACAATCACAAAGTTTGGATTTAGATTAACGTTTGCTTGTGATGATTGTTGAGCCTGCTGTATATATCCGCTCATTTTCGGATTTTGCATATTCAGAACTTTTGGTGCATCCAAAGCCAATCCACCATCTGCAAATCCATTTTTAATAGACTGGCGTAATGCAAAGAATCCTGCTGGACCACCCAATGCTGCAATTTCCTCTTGGGTCAAGACACCTTCACCACGGTGAACCAAACCTGCAACATCATATTTACCACCGTAACCAGTGAAGCCACCGTCAGCAAATCCTTCAATTGCTATGGATGAAATAGTTGCCAGGGCGGGTGCCAAAGCAGCCATTACAGCCATACCGCCTGCAAACTTCTGAGGTAGAGTCATAGCACTTGGATCTGCAAACGCCTGAGTGTATGCAGTCCAAGCAGCCATCATTGATGAAGCAACCGAGAAGGCTTGTTGCCCCGCAAACATGATTTGGTAAGCGGTAGATTGCTCCCCTGCACTACTTTGAACAGCTTGTGTAAGTTGGGAAAAGGTGTTTTGACCGTTGGCTAGTAGCCCTTGCCACATATCAAGCTGTTGCTGATATTGATCCAAAGACATTTGCTTGGCGCTAGCAAAATACTCCGCATCCATCATCTTCATGTTTTCAAGATGAAGTTTTTTGGCTAACTCAATTAGCTCATAGCGCTTTTCAACTTCATCAGGTGCACCATATTCATTCCCAATTTGATTAACGCTATTTGTATAGCGATCAAATTCAGCAGCTTTAGCCTGCTTGGAAGTAATACCTAAACTTGCATTCTGATATTGAAGTGAGTTCTTGCCGTACTTGCTTGCAACACCAAATAGAGAAATTGCATCTTCAGCATTGGCCAATTGTCCAAGTAAGTCATTTTTTGAGGCATCAAACTTTTCCTTTTGGGCACGGCGATAGTTTTCAACATCCTGTTGATAGGCTAGCTGCTGAAGTTTTGTGTACTTCTCGATAGCAGTTTTATCGCCTGCAAATGCTTCGTTAATAAGGCGTAACTTCTCCTTATTGTCTTCGGCCATTTGCTCTTCTGCAGTGAAGTAGGTTTGTGTAACAGACTTTTGGCGCTCCAGCGATTCAGCCTTGATTGCCTCGATTTCAGCCCAGTAATCCCCCCATGCTTTTAATCCTGTCGCAGCATCTTTTGTTAATAGACTAGATCCTTTTTCAGAAGATCCGCTGAGACCAACTAACCATTTATCAACCTTTCCTGCATACTCTAGTGCCTCCTTGGTTTTTGCCGCTGATCCAGTAAAACCTTTTGCTAGTAGGCTTTGAGTTCCATTAACACCAGCATTGTAAGCTGTTACAGCATCAGTCCAATTTCCGAATATTTTATAAGAAGAAGCTAAATCTTTAGCAGCTGCTTCAGCCGCTTTTGATACGTCATAAGAGTCACTTACTGAAAGACCATGTTGTTTTCTATAGATACTCGTTGTCTGAAATGGTCCAATTGCACCAGTTTGGCTTTTAGCATTGATATTCCCTTTTGATTCTTGGGCCATGACAGCCGCAAGCATATTCTCAGGAATACCGTATTTAGAGCCTATTTTATCCAATCCAAACTTGGCATTAATTTCAGCCACTTTTTGCAGCATCTTCAGCTCAGAAGCGCTATAAGAATATTGCTTTTGGCTTTGCTCAATCTGTTTTCGCTTAGCCTCTTCAATTTTCTTTTCAGACTCTTCCCGTGCCTTGGTTTGCTGTTCAAGCTTATAACCCGCTTCAACTTGCTTCTTCTCTAATTCAGATAAAGATGCGCCAGTAAAACTTAATCCAGCATTTTGACGATAATCTGCATAGTATTCAGCCTTTTCTCGACTCCATCCTGCGGCCATATTCGCATCAATATAATTAGCTTTAGCAACTTGATCCTGAATATCCTTTAGGGCTTCTCGCTGCTTTTGAGTAAGTGTTGATAATGCACTGGCTTGTTCTGATATCGATCTTGCATTTTCTCGATTGGTCTTGGTGTTTTCTTTAACCTTCCCGCTATAGACATTGAGAATTGACTTAGCATTATTGACAGCATCTGACTCTTTGCTAACAGCCTCTGCCTTTCTATCAATACTTGATTTCGCAGCATCGCTTACAGTAGCCAAGCTATTTACGGCAGTAGCCAAATCGTTAGAACTAATTTTACCTTGTCGATACTGTTCAAAAAGTTGCGCAGCCACACCTCGCTCTTTTTCAGAAACTTGTGAATTACGTGTTACAGCATCAATAAGCCCTAATAACTCATTCTTTTGTTCCCGATAAACTTTATTGGCTTCATTAAGTTCATCAGTTGCTTTTCGTGTAAGTACACGCTTTTGTGTGGCATCTAACTTTTCATATTCTGCTGTTAAATCAGCAATGGATTTGCCTTGGGTGCTCAAAGAAGGGTCTAATGAATCACTAGATTTCTTCATGTATAAGAATGCAGCCCCAGCAGCCAAACCTTGTAAAGCCAACATCGCTAATCCAGCGGGACCACCAAGAAAAGCCATTGCTCCACTCAGCGCGCCCATTGATCCAGACAATCCAACCAAGCCTATTCCTGCACGGACTGAAAATGCGGTTAATTGTGCTAACTGAATACTGGTAGCAATCACCGTAGGCACAAGCTTTACCGCCATAGCAGCTGCAACAGCAACTGCTACTGCCTTAATATCTCCCATGTTGTCTGAGACAGTTTGAACCACTGGCACGACAGCATTCACAAAAGTGGCTTGCAAACCTTCCCATTGTAAATTTAATAGCTGTACATTCTCTTTTGCTAATGCAAGGCTTTGAACCATTTCATCTGACAGAATTGCGTTTGCACGTTCAGCAGCATCCCCCCATTTCTTAAACCCTGCACCACCATTTTCTAATAATGGCAGAAGCAAAGAGGAATCAGAAATGATCGCCTCCATATAAAACTTCATGTCATTCTGAGTGGCTCCAACTTTCTTAAGGGAGTCATAGTAAAGCTGTAGCGCCTGAGGTCCTGATAGTTTCTGGAATTGTTGAATAGTTACCCCAACCAATGGTGCAATATTAGTAAAGAAATCCGCTAATGGTCCACCACCTGTTTGTTGAAAATCTCCAATACGATCCTGCATGTCTTTCATTTTGTCCGCAAAGGACTCCATTGAGATACCTGCAGTTTCAGCGCCTTTTGCGTAGTATTGAAAGTCACGAAAAGAAGTATTTGCTAATTGTGAAAATTTCTTTATTTCACTTCCTGTTTGGATGGTTTGATCCGCAAAAGCTACTAAACCACCAATAGACATGCCTGCTACAACAGCCCCAAATGCAGTTGCTGCCAATGTTGCCACATTAAAGCTATCTGCAATTCCTTTACCTGATTTTTGCGCTTGGCGCTCTGCCTTTGTCATTGGCTCAATGAAGTTACCAATTTTTGCGACTAAATCTAGGGTTAGTCTGCCCAGTGAAGCTGCTGCCATAACTTTTCCTCAGGCAATAAAAAACCCCGCTATTGCGAGGTTTGGGTGTTTATAGGTTGGTTAGAGCTTCTTGTAATTCTCTAACATTTCACTAAATTTTTCAGAAAAACCTGTTAAATCGGTTTCACCGTCTTGGTTGTATTCATATGGCCATTCTTTGTATCGGGTATAAGCGACCTTACCTTTTTTCATTTGCTCAATAGCTTTTTGAGGTGTTTGACTTAACCCTTCATCCCCATAAATTGGTGTATTTTCATCAATCTTTATTGCACTTTGTGAATTTGGATAATGATCCCTTCCAATATAAACACTGTATTTTCCATTAATAATATTGACCATCAAATCACTGTGATACTTTGATAATGAACAAATTTTCTTTCCATTAAATTTATCTTTAGTACAATTAATATTCCAATCCAATAGTGGAGAAGATTTATACGACTCGACTTTTTCTATTGTGTGATTTGGATCTTTGGGTGGATTGGCTGAGAAATATGTCGCCCCAGTCTCATCTTTTATTGCATATATTTCATTTGCAAAAGTTACAGTGTTCAATAGAGACAGCACAAGTATTAAAATTTTCTGCATGATTGCCCTCAATTTTTATAATTCAAGACAACATACTAATTCTTCGGTCAAAAAGAAACCGCCATGTAGGCGGTTGCTCTTCTTATGATGCTGGCTTTGATAAAATCAAAGGTCGTTCATTGCTCAAATCAGCTAAATTTCTACTTTTTCCACAATTAGGTTGATTGGTATCGATAACTTGATTCCCTTCAACACGATACCCAATTTTACCAACTAAAAATGCATAATTAAGACTAGTAATGACCACATCAGTTAAAGCTACTGAACAGTTATTTTTTTCAATTGCCTTGTCCATAGCTGTTTTCATATCAGGAATGCCAAGCGGGAATAAAATAACTGGAACTGAGTCATCCGCGGAAACTCGCTCACCTTTCACAAACTGATTAGAGTTTAAATTGTAGTTCTTCGTACTTGCTACAGTTAAATCCGCAACTCGCACCGCACAGCCACTTAATGACAACCCAAGCCCAACTGCTGCCAAAACTAATAATTTTTTCATGAAGTTACCCCTTTTTATAAGCAAGGGTAAGATACTAATTATTTGGTCAAAAAGAAACCTCCCGAAGGAGGCTGTCTTAATAATGTTTTTCACTTATACCGCAACAATGCGCAACGGTCTCGTACTGGTACGTTAAATGGAAAAACCCCTGCAATACGTGCATTTGTTTCTTTGCTTTTTTCTCCACCTAGTATTAGGCATGCATAAGTAGACCCACTTTTAAAGCGATCTTCTATTTCAGAAAACATTTGAGGATTAAGCAATTGAATAGCATCTCGGTAGCATAGCCACCAACCACTCGCCCATAGCATATTCATAGAAACATTGTAGGCAAGGTCTTCCAAGCGGTTCGAAGATGATGGGGTTTTAGATTCATGCTTTCCAGTATTACCCTTTAAGTCCATTACCTCTAAGTAGTGTTTAGCATCTTCAAAATGAATCGCACGTAACTCACGATAGCTTGCAGAATATTTAAAATGGTTTTTTAAACGACTCCACATTTGTTTGATTAGGCTTTGATTGCCACCTGCGCGTGTATGCACAATGTTGTATAAAATTCCACACTGTTCTGGTGAGATGGATTGGCGATCATTAATTTTCCATTGCATCACCAATGAGTCGTATGCACGAATCACCATTAAATGGAATTTTGCAGAAATCCACATGGCGTATGAATAGACAAGCTCTTTGACAACGTAAGTACCTCGATTGTTACCACCATGGATAACTTTTGCAGCACTCCTCATATTTGAGGTTTGAGAATTTTCACCAAGCACCATTTCTGGTGTTTGAGTATATTTCTCAATTTCCTCAATAAGTTCCTTAGTTTGTTCTATACGCATAAAACGGAATGGCGAGTGCTTATCCAGACCACCGCTCGCTTTATGGAAATCATTCAAGCAATAACGCCCTTCATCATCTTGACGAATAGTAAATTCACCAATAACTAAAGGCTGATTGTTTGGGTTTAAGAAATTTTGTGTTAAATTAGACATGTTAAATGCTCACTGTGATTTGACATCAATCAAGCTCCGTATCCGCCAAGATAGTTAGGGGCTTTTTTGTTGTCTGTTGATTTCATGCTTTCGCACTCTCTTTATTTAAAAACTCTTTAATGGCTTGATTAATTAAATAATTAATCGACCGATCTTCCTGCTCACCTTTCAGTTTTAGCTTTTCATGGTCTTTGTTGTCTAAAAACCGCATTTTGTATTGCTGACCTCGTTGTACTCTCATGGTATCTCCTTAACATCATTTAGGTACGTTTTATAATGTACCTCTCTTATGTCATTGTCAACATCATAGAGGTACTTTATTATAAATTTATCAACTTTAAGGTGTAATCACTCCAAATGAGCGAAAACCAGAAAGAGCCTCAATATAAATTGCGATGGCCTGAAGACCTAAGGGACAAGGTAATGAATTCCGCCAAAGAGCAGAACCGCTCAATTAATGCTGAAATTATTGCTCGCTTAGAAGAATCTTTTGAAAAAAAGAATTACGACCACGATTTTTTTGAAAAAAATCTACATATGTTTCTTGCAACATATTGTGCTGGCTTGGAAAGCAATTACGATGAAGCTATATCTCAAATCGAGGATTCACTTTCAAAAACAAAAAACCCTGAAATGATTCAATTTTTAGAGCATCGACTTCAAGTGAATAAAGTATTGAAAGCAGAAATGCATAGATTGAAAAAGAGCAACGCGGAGACATATAAATCTTTGCAATTTTTAGATATCCCTGAAAGCAATAAAGCACCCTAAGGTGCTTCACCCAGTACCAAAATTAGCTTCCATATATTCTTCAAGAGATATTTCCTTACGCTGTTCATTTGGCATGAAGTCATAAGGATCTACTTCCTTGTGAATCTTCAAGCTAGTGTAATGCGCTGTCCAGTTACCAAAAGCATGTTCGAGCCTACGCCCAAAAAATAAAGAGCCATACTTTTTACGGTAGGCTCTCCAAATGTTTAGTTCAGCATTGTTTATGTTTGCTTGCGCTTCTTCGATGGTACTTCCACCGATTCCGTTGAGGACAAGTTCGCACCAGAATTCATTTCGCTCGAATTCTTCTTCGGTGACTTTCCCGTAAAGTTGTTCACCTTGTCAGCTTCTTGATATACCGCATCAATGAACTTTGGATCAGAAGTATATACATCAGTAAGTGAAGTGAAAAACGGCGTTCCTTTCCCATCTTCACAAATCGAACCAATCAAACGTGAAGCGACCAAACGACTACCATTGATTTCTTTTAACACTGGGCCATCTGGGTTTGTCACGACATCCCATTCAAAAGCCTTTGCTACTTCTTGCTGAGCAATGAATGAAAGTCGCTTAATAAAGACCTGTCCTTCAAGTTCAACTTCATCACCGACAGTCATCTCCGATTTACTCGTAAGCTCTTTAAGGTCTTCAAGGTTCTCTTCTGTAGCAAATACCTTCCATGTTACTGTTCGCTCAATTGGCGCACCACTTTGGGTAACTTTTCGAAGGGCTTTAAGATTTGTTTTAGCCATTATGGAATCACTCGCGGGGTTGTGATGACAGCGGATGTACGTACCAAGGTGAAGGTATAACCAATTAATGAGTCCTGTTCAACGGTTGGTGCTGCTGGGTTTAAGTAGCCTTGGAAAGACCACCAAATTCGTGTTTCAGGTAGATCAATACCTGTCGTAACATCATAAGTTGGCGGTGTTTGGTTATGACTGGAACCAACATACCACTCAACCTTTTCACCAGAATCAGCTAACGCGATAAGCTGTAAATGGCTTGCGTTTTCATCATCTAGGTCAATCTGAATGGAACCTTCACCAGGATCTCGTAAACCGCGCTCATAATCCTTCGTGTCAGAATCCAAGCAAGTTGCATCAATCTTAGAAAAGGAATCATCTCCAAAAGTAAATGCTTTAGGGCAACTGAAGCGTACAACTGCACCTGCGATAACAGCAAATACTTGCGTACGTTGCGCTTTAATACGTGCCATGAGTAGCTACTCCTCTTTTTAGGCATAAAAAAGCCACCCGAAGGTGGCATTGGTTTTAAACTTCTAATTTCAGCATTTGAGATGCGGAATTTAAAAGGGTCGCATTTCAAATTCCACCCTCAAAATCCAAACTTGGTTGAGCCTGATTAATTAGCTCATCCAGTTCTTTTAATAATGCTGGTTTTGTTTGCTTTCCATTAACTGAAAGAAAGCGTCCTGCAATAGATAGTGACTGAGTAATGACTTCTACTTGAGCTGTGATTTTTCCAATTTGCAATTGGATGCCATCTTTCAAGTGGCGCGCCATTTCCTCTTGTTCAATGTAGTATTTTCGAATCTCATGACCTTTATGGTTGCGCTCCATCATTCCTAGATGCTTAGTCATATCTACTGAAATAATGTATTCAACCAAATGTTTTGCACCAGACACCTGCTCCACTTTTTGGTGGATCAGGATAAAATCATAATTCTCTTCAAAACCGCACTGTGCAATACGGCGCTTTATCCAAGTAGAAAAGTCTTGCTTACTTTCAAGCATTCTATGTAAATCACGCGCATTCACACCCAGTTGAACCTTCCCATTTAATTCTACTTCTATAAACGGAGTTCCACCTTCAATCTTTACTGCTGCATTCATTGATCTGCTCCGACTACTCATTAAAAAAAAACACTGGCAAGAAGATGCAATGAATAGTCGAAACGACCATCTTCCTTTCGGGGATCAACCTAGCCAGTGGTTTGCCCAAATTGCGGGCATTAAAAAAGCCCTACATTTCTGTAAGGCTTATTCTTTCATCGAAAAAAATAGCGATTTGTCCAGTTTTCCTATTTTGAATATCTATCGATCCAACCACCAATTCGCATCAAACCCACGTCCAAAAACATTGGTATCGAGAATTCGCTCAAAATGGTTGGGGTGAATACTAGTCACATAACAATATGGTTCAAGCGAAGTACGAATGGCTGCTCGAATATCGTAAGCTCGCTTTTGATTGCTGTCATAAACAACAATCTGGAAAGACACATGATCAATATTTGCTGCACAGTCCAAGTTGTTTTCAGGATTTGCAGTCACAACCGACCAAACTGCATAAGGAAATGCAGTACCAGTGGGAGCAATATCTTCAAAAACTTTTAAAGGATTATTTCCCAATAACGCTGTGACATTTGGATCTGCTCTTAGCGTTGGAACTACAGGGAGAATATTCATAGTTTTGCAAGTTCCTTATCGAGTTCAGCACTAAAGTTTTGTGCAAATGAATCAGTCACAGCCTGAATATTGTTTTCTAAAGCGGGTCGCATGAATGGTACAGGTGGATTATGCGCCGATCCAAACTCTATCCAGCGCCAATGTCGAGTATCGCCACCACTTAGACTTGGTGGATTTGGATTTGAAAATGATGCACCGCCTCTCACGCCTACACGCATCATAATTGTGTTCGCATCACGCGATTTACCTGCTGCAATTGCGATATTTTTCCAAATCTTTTCGTCAGTGAGCCTGTTGTCGATACCTTTAGCATTCATACGTGCTGCATCACGGACAATTGCCATAGCTTTACGCGCTGAACGCCTTGCAGCATTTTTTGCTAAACGTGGATTAGCCAAGGCTCTGAGCTTTCGCTCAATTTCACCCATCCCCGTTATTTCAACCTCAACAACCATAGCCTACTCCATTACTGCAAGCTCCAACGTCATGTAGATCTTACCGTTCTCATTGTCAGGCTTAGGCGGCGAAACAATCTGAAAGGTGTATCCATCCCAAAGCACGCGCATTTCCGTGGTGATATCACTACGTTTACGTAGTTTTAAGCGTGCTGTAGTTTGTGAACCAGCAGCCTTGGCATTAATTGAGTCTTTAACTGATAAAAACTCAACCTTAGCCCAAAGCTTTTTGAAGTCAGTCCAGATTGGATCTGTTTCGTAGTTGTTTTCATCGTAAGTGCTGGTTTTATTTTGGATCGTGACTCGGTGGCATAGATCACCTGCTGCTAATGTCATGTGTTCACCCATCGATGCTTTTTCCAAAGCCAAGCAGTTGCCATTGGAAGTTCAGTACCTGTGCCAACCGATTCCCGATTCTTATACCAGTGCCCAATCAACATATGGGCACCTTGAATAATTGAATCAGTGACAATCATTCCATTTAGTACATCTTCTGGAATTACTGCTCCAACTTCATAAAGCTTGCGGTTGGTTTCCTGTTCAAAGGCATCAAAAGCTGCTCTGATTAAAGAAAGGATTAAATCGTCTTCTTCATCATGATCAACTTTAAGATTCAGCTTCACCTGTTCCAGCGTCAGAAATTGGCTCATCTACTTTACCCTTTGCACCACGTTTAGCTTTTGGTTTTTGCTCTGGCTGCTCTGGCTGCTCTGGCTGCTCTGGCTGCTCTGGCTGCTCTGGCTGCTCTGGCTGCTCTGGCTGCTCTGGCTGCTCTGGCTGCTC